GCATCTCGCACGACGCGCCATTCCACGCATCAAAACCAACGACGCCAAGAATTTTACCCGCGGGCGTGACGTTGCCAATGCAACGCAGCCACGGGGTTGGCATGTAGCCGATGCGCTCGCACAGCCACCGCGCCAGTATGTCTTGGTGCGCGGTCTGGATCATAGCTCCATGCCCTCATCGCTGTAGAGCGACGCGTCCAATTCTCTGTTCAGCATGGCAAGCAGAACCGGATCAAGCATTATCTCTTCAACTGCTTGCCTCTGCGCAACGGGTTCTTGCGCCGCCAGTGGCGCAAAGATGCTCTCGTAGAGTTGCAGATCAGCAGGGTCCAGTTCGTATCTCGGTTCAATAACTGCAGGGTCTTCTCGCGGAATATAAAAATCATCGACTACGCGCTCTTGCGGTAACTTCGGCTCAAAAACAAAAGGGTCTTCTTGCGGAATGTAGAAGTCATCTATTACGCGCTCTTGCGGTAATTTCGGTTCAATCACTGCCGGGTCTTCTTGCGGAATGCCAAAGTCAGCCTGCGCCTGACGCGGCGGGGGCATCTGCAACATGTCCATTAACGCTGCGTCATAAGTCGGCTCAATAACCACCGATTGCGGTTCAACTGCAGCTTGCGCGGGTTCTTCAACCATACGCAATGGCGCGGCATCAAAGGTCGGCTCAAATGCAGCTTGCGCCTGCTCTAGTGCAACCGGATATTGAGGAACATTTGTCAGTTGCTCAAAATCTGCAAAAGCAAATTGTTGCGGTTGCTCGTTGATTAGTTCGTTTGCAACCGGCTGCATCGTAAAGTCCTGCGCCGACGTAACATCAGGTATTGCCGAAAAGTCCTCGTCGCTTGTCATATCAATCAGCGGCGACGCCACCATGATCTCTGGTGGTTGCGGCGGCACTTGCGGAATAAAACCCGCATCTTGCGGATCATAAATTTCTGCAACGTCTGTCCTCGGATCGTAACGATCCTCGACGTCTCTTTGGATTCCGACCGCTATAGGTTCGCCCGCACTGGCAAACATGCCCGGCGCGTTTGCACGCGTTCGATTTTGGAGTACGTTGTTGACTCGACGCAGCGCAGCAGGCAGCGGAAAGGTTCTGCCAAAAGCTGAGACAGACCCTGGAGGTTGCATTGCAACGACATCTGGCGGCGGGCGAGACTTGCCGGTCAACGACTTGCGGTACGCCGCTTGGTCAATTGGCTGCCGAGTCGGCATTACAAGATTTGATCCTGTTCTGTTCATCCACTCGTAATTCAACGATTGCGGGCCCGTTGGCCGCTGCAAAGGCGCCGAGGACGCCGCGCGCAACGCTGCAATTTTCGCATTCTCAGCCATCACATGACCCCGCCCAATTCAGTCATAATGTGCGACGACGTAAAGATCGTCCCAGGCAACCCGCGCACTTTCATGCGAAGCGACGCGTAGTACCCAAGCCCCGTCGTGCCAACCCAGGCTTGGTAAGAATTTGTTGAGCCTGCCCAGAGCGCAATGTTCCACAGACCACTGTTCCAAACCCCTGAAGATTGCGTCGCAAACGACGGCGATCCACCGATGTTTGCAAAAGTGTACTGCGTGTTAATTTGCACCTTGACTGAAGGGGCCGTGGGCGCAATAAAAATTGGATGCGCCATGCCAAACTTTTTCAATTGCGCTGGCGTACCAAACGCGCTAAACGCAGTCTGCACGTCGCCCTCAATCGGGTTGCCTTCGCTGCCGTCGTTTTCGACCGCATCCTCGTTGCCAAACAGACCCTTTGCCACGCGGCCATCTTCGGTGCCAAAGTAAAGCTGCCCGTTCAATAACGCAGCACAAGAGATTGGGATTGAGGCAAACGTACACCAAGCGCCCGTGTTGACGTTCATCGCGTACTGGCGATAAAGGCCGGCGTCCTCTGGCAAACTGATGACCATGACATCGCTCGACGGCACGACAAAAATGTCCCACGACATTTCATCGCGCAAGCGCGAGACAAGCGGCGACAGCACAGACTGAATTTTCTGCGACGGGCCGGGCTGTATTTCGCTGAACTGGCCGTTGACAAGGCGCGACATTGGCACCAAGCCAAGCTCAGAAATCACCATTACGTCGCCGCCGTAAGCGGTGAAGAAGCGGCCGTATTTGGGCACCGGCCCTAAGTACCACACGCCGCGTAAGTTGAACTTGTTGGGGTCTGATGGGTCAGTGCCCTGCCACACGCCCACGTCACCTTGCGAGCCGACGACAACTAGATAGTCGTCGATCCCGATGCCGGCATCGAGCGTCCAGTTGACAAGCCCGCGCGCGTAGCCGCCGTTGCGGAAAATTGACCCCATCTCAAAATCAACCGCGGTGCCGGTGATGGCATCGACCGTATCAAGGTAATAAACGGTCGTTTCTTCTAGCCCCGTAAACCACACGCGATTTTTGAACACCGCAACCGAGGTCAAGTCTGCCGGCAAGTTGGTGACGCTCTGTTGTGTCCACGCCGTGCCGTCATACGTCCAATACCCAGCGCCTGGCGACACGGCGAGCAGGAACGACCCGGCGCCGTTTGCAAATTGCGTTGTGTTCCAAATGTCCTCAAGAGAACCTGACCCTGCGACCGCCACCGAAGGCGTGCCGCTTGTTACGTCGTAGATGTTGCCGCCGGCTGCAGCAAACACTTTGTTGTTTGCCGAGTCGGGCGCGTTGTAAGTAAAGATTGAGCGCACATGCGCGTTGATGCCGGCAACCGGCGTGAAGTATTGCCAACCCTTGCGTAGTTCAATGCCGGTTTGCTTGGGAATAAAGTTCTCAAGGACCAACGCGTCGGTCGGGGCCATTGCCACAATCGGGTCACGATAGTTAAGACCACCGACCGTCGCTGGGAGGGTGAACACCCGTGCAACTTGCGCGGCGGCTGACCGTCGCGGAACTTTGTACGGCGCAAGACTGACGAGTGGCACCGCTTAACTCCCAAACCCGGTATCGGGCGTATTGGTCAGAGGCTGGATGTACGGGAACGTGTAACTGCGCGCCATAGTCAGCACGGGCGCACCTTTCTCGTTGCCCTTTCGGTTTTCGTAATTGACTTGGAAATCGCGCATGGCCGCCGCGCTATCTAGCCCTTTCATTTCCAGCCACTTTGCTCGCGAGAGCAGCGTGACTAGGTAAGAATCCAACAGGATCACGTCGCCATTTTTTGTCGCGCGGTTTTTGTAAAGATCAGCATTGTCCTGATCTTGCACCCACGCGATTGACTGATAAAAGAAACTTAGCGTTTGCGCTGGGGTAGGTGGCGATAAGATGTAAAGCTCGTTGCCGCGAACTTGCCAGTAAAAGGACAACGTGGGCAACGTCTGTCGAATCAATAATTGTTGCCAAAACTGCGGCGAGATTGGCCCAATTGCCGGCCACTGTTCAGTGCTGTTCCACTGCGTCTGATCAACAAACTCGTAAAAATCCTCGGGCAAGCTGAAGCCGCGCTCGCTCTCGCCCGGCGAGGAGGCTGCAATGCTGATCGTGTGCGTCTTCGTAAGTTCTTGCCAATCAGCCATTGCCAACAGGTCAAGACCCGCCAAATTGACCGACTGCACCATTTGGACGACGGCGGGATCAGTGTCACCCGCCGGGTCCGCTGGCGTTGGAAAACTACAAAGCTGCGCGACGTTCTGGACTATCGCTGACAACGTAGAGTCGTTGACAATCTGGAACGCCATTGCCGCAATTACTCCTCACTCTTCGCTTTGTTTTTTGCACCCATCATTTTGGTAATCGCCTCAATCTGCGCCTGTAGCTCTTCGATCTTGGCGTCGCGCGCCTTCAGCTCTTCGTTCATCTTTTCGATTGGCGCATTGCCCTTAGCAATTTCCAAAAACGCTTTGGCCGAGCGTTTGTCTTCATGGAAGCTCATAAACTTCTGGCCGAGGTTATCGGGCGCTGCCGCCATCTGCTCGACGGTATGCACGTTGAAGTACTTATATTCCTCAACTTTGCCCGGCGTCATGCGCGGCAGCGACGCAAGCGGCGTGCCTTCAACTGTTGCGCCAGCACCCGCCTGCCACTTGGCATAACGATCTGCAAACCGGCGGCGGTCCAGATCGTCAACCGGACGATCTACGACACTTAACTTATCGCCCGGCACCATGATCTTGATGCAATCAACCTCTTGGTATATGGCGCGGCCTGCCTCTCGGCTCTTGCCAGGTTGCAGCATTGGCTGACGATAAAATTGCACAAAAAGTTTTGAATCTTCTGTATAGCGGGACTGATCCAGCCCCGGCGCGTCTGCAATTGCATTCCAATCTGTTGCTGTCGCGGTGGTGTTTAATT